CTGTCAGATGTTCCGCTGATCGTTTTGGAGCCGTTCGTCGCTGTGACCGTCGCACCGGCAGATACCGTTACGACCAGCTGCGGAACGATCCCGGTTTGAATTGCACGAACCGCGTTTGCAAAACCATCTGGGTAAGTCAGCGGGTCGGATGTTCCGCCTTTTTCTCTGATGGCATCGGCAACTGACGTGAGTTCTATATCGTTCGTTAAATATTCAGCCATCAGAAGCTCCTTCCATTCGCGTTCGCGATCTCTACCGCCGCCCACGCGCCGGAAACAACCCGCAGAAATTTTCCATTATCAGCGGCGGTGACAGACGGCACTTCGCGAACCTTGACAGCTCCGGTTTTGCCGTTGACGGACGTGACAGGGGCGGTTTTGAGGTAGTCCGTGCCATCCACGGCCACGGCCCAGGCTGTCGGCTTCCCGCTGGCGTCCACTGCCTTAACCTTGATAAGGTCGCCGACCTTCGCCCCGGAAGGCAAAAGCACGTCCTGCTTGCCGCTCCATGCGGCTTTGTTTCCGCGCACGTCGCCGATGGCTTCGTCGATCTGCGCGCCGGTATACTGGCTGTTGTACGCCATGCGATCACTCCTTCATGCACAGGAAATCCTCGCCGTCAGCCGTTTTCATCGTCTGCGACTGCCCAAGCGGGATAAATCCGTAGTTGTCGTTCCAGCTGCCGTCCGCGCCCTGCGCGAACAGCGAAATTCTGTATTCTCCGTCTCCGGAAAGCAGGAAATCGTCGTATACCTCAAAGGTGCGCTGCGTCCCCGCGGGGGTCTGGGAGAAGGACGCGATCAAAGCGCCCTTCCCGCGGCCCCAATCCTCGCCGGACTTCGTCGCGCGGCACTCAAAAGCCGTATAGGCGATGTCCGACGAGAATGTGACGGTGATCGAGTCGAATCCCGAGACTGCCGATATCTTGTTTCCGGTAATGGAGAAGGTCAACTCCGGCGCGGCCATTAGGCTGCGCTCCACGTCCCGGCGGCGTTCTTGACGAAGACCTTCACGATCTTCACGCCGTCGCCGGAAGACGCTGTTTCGAGGTCTGCGCCCTTGATGGTGACGTTGATGGCGGTGTTCTTCTTGTAGCCGCCCGCCGTGCCGCTGACGTTCGTGGAGCCGCCCGTCGCCGGGATCTGCGTGCCCGCCGTGTGCAGGCTGCTCGTCGCCGGGACGACGCGGACGGTGTATTCCTCAAAGTCCACATCGCAGACGAAGGAGAACGCCGCTGCGTCGTAGCCCGTTACCTTGGAAATGCGGCTCTTGTCGGGGCCGGTGATGGTCACGGCGGGAATCGTGGAATTGAGCGTGATGGAGTCGCTGGCCGCAGCCGATTCGTTGCCGACGTCGTCGCGCACCTTTACATAGATCGTCTTCAGGCCGTCGCCGTCCGGGAGCGTAATGGATTTTGTTGCGGCGAACGTCTCCCACGACGCAGCCTCTTCCGTCTCCGCCGTCTTCGTGCCCCAGATCTTCATCTGATAGCCCGTCGTTACTTCATCGGAGACGGAGATCTTCGCGGTGACGTTGGCGCTTGTCGCGTACTGTGCGCCGTCATTCAGGATGATCGATAGGCCGGCAGGCGCCAGCGTATCGAGCGTTAAATTAAAAAAACTTGCCATCAGGTTTTAACCCCTTTCTTCACTTTTGAGTTCGATGTACAAAAAGCCGCCCGGCCTTTCATAGATGGTTTTCTCGCCCAGATGGGCGGACTTGATGCCCATGGATCCGATGAACAGCTCCAGAATGCGTTTGATTCCAACTGCCAGCATGCTATCCCTCCAACAGATACAGTGTCCGCGCGTCCTTTTTGTCCAGCGCGTCATAGTCCGATTTTGTCAGCACGCGGATCTCATCGATCTGCGCGGATGCAATGCCTCCGCCGCCAGAGCCGCCGCCAGCACGCACGGAAACGTTAAAGGAAACGTCGATCGGATCGCGGTTCTTGAGTTCAAATTCAATGCCGCCCATCACAACACCGCCTTTGATAGCGCGTGCGCAACGTCGATCTGCTTGATCTCCGAGCCAATCACGTCACCGCTCTTGAATTTCACGCGCACCTGCATCTGGCAGAGCTTCGGGAGCCGAAAGGTCTCCTGCTGGGTGAGGGGAAACAGAAACTTTCCGTCCTCGTATCCGATCTCTCCCGGATAGCTCTTTTGCAGATAAAGCAGAGAAATTTCCACCTTTTCAACGCTTGCAACGTCCAGAGGCTGCCCTTTATTCTTGATGGTAACACTAAGGTTATACGAATCTCCCTGTACCAAATGCCGCACCTCCGTTCTATGTGCCGATAATCTTGCATTCTGCCGCCGCGATTCCGCTGAGGCGAATGTCCATACTGGTGATCGTTCCGGTGATCTTCGTGCCCCACGGCGTTGTCGTCCGCACATAATCGCCGGGGGCCTCTTTGTCCATGACGATGCGGACGCTGTGTGTCTGGCGACGCATATAGTAATCATAAATGTGCTGCGCAATGGCGGCTACGTTTTCGCTGTTTACCAACGTCGCATCGCGCACCTCAATGACGTTCGGCTTGGTCTGCGTGGTGGCGTTCGGATTGGCCTTGGACGTGATAGACGTCGTGTGATAGTAGGTCGTACCGCCGACCTCCACACTCTCTCCGCTTCCGGACGTCGAGTAGCTGTGTGCCGTCACGCGGATCTCCGTGACCACAGCCTCCGTTTCCACGCTGCCGCCGGTATATGTCCGGTCAAGTGGGATCGTGGCAGGAGAGGCCGCTGTGAGCCTCCGAACGCGCACGCCACGCGACGCGCTTGTGTCAATGGTCGCACGAAGCGCGAAAACGATCTGTTGCAGCGCTTCTCGTTTCGTGCAGTCCGGGATATAGCCAGTTACGGTCTCGTCTTCCAGCGCAGGGTCGAAGTCCAGCGTGAAGTGCGCGCCGAGAATCGAGGCTATCAGCTCCTTCGCGTTTTTGCTGCTGTAGACCGCCGCCGCGAAGGGCTCGTCGTCCAGAATGCCGAGCGCGTCCTGGCAGGATACATCATAGAGCCGTTCGCTCGACCGGGACGAGCTTTTGATGTAAAAGACGCCGATTAGCTTTGCACCGTCGTAGGCGCTGACGGGCTGCTTTTCCTGAAAAATGAAGTCGATGTTGTCCGAATTGTCGAGCGTGAAATCCAGTGTGTTGATCTCCACGTCGTCAGAAATTACGCTGACGCCCTCGGTGACGCTGACGCTGCGCAGGTCCTCCCGCTCGAATTCCCGGACAATGCCGAAGAAGATCTGTCTGAGTTTCGCGTACCGGTACGGCAGGCTCGTCTTTTTCAGCTCGATCACGAGTTTGTTGTATCCAGTGACGGGCTTTGCGCAGAAATACTTCTGGCCGTCCGGCGTGAAGTCCTGCGACGCGACGGTTGTCTCTCCGTTGTACCACGTCATGGTCAGGGCGCTGCAATAGTCGCCGGTGCCACCGTCAAAATAGAGGTAAATGCCGGAGCTTGCGAACGTGCCGTCCAGCGTGATGGTCAGCGTCGGGTTTGCGTCGAAGGTGCAGTCTGCTTTGCTCGGCTTGGCAGACCAGAAAGCCGCCCGCTCGGTCGTGAGGATTGGGCGGGAGCCGTCCAGCACCCACTGGTTCAGCTCGTTTGTTGCGACGATCACCGACTCTGTGCCATACGGCAGTTCTGGAAGGTCGGAGAAGGGCTGCGCAGCGGTGCTTGCAACGCTTGCCGCCGCTGCTGCGCCTACCGCTACGTCCTCATAGATCACGCGTACACTCATACCGGCGTCCTCTTGGGCTTCATGGCGACAAAATTGATCGTCAGATTGCCCCAATCATTGCGCCCGTCGTAGCTCCCGGTGAGCTCATCGTCGCCGTTTGCTACATAGGCGTCAAAGGTCATAGTCCCCTGCGCATATGGGACGGTCAGCACGTGGCTGTCGACCGGGGCAGAAATGCTCTCATAAAAATCATCGTATTCCTCCGGGTCTGACGATACAGGATCAATTTCAAGGCTGTAGTTGTAATACGTGCCGATAATATCACGGGTCATCGCGCCGGTCATAACGCGCCCGGCGTTGTCGCCGTCTAGGACGGAGAACGACCGCTTGCAGCTCACGACGTGAAGATTGAAATACGCCTTGCCGTCAAGGCTCAGTGCGCTTCTCATGTCTTCACCCCCGCAAGCTTCACGCCGACGCGCTGCGTCTCTTCGTTGTTCAGCTGATAGATCGTGCGGCCAAGCTCACGACGGTCAAGCTGGAAGATAACCGTCATTTGTCTGCTTCCCGCTACGCCGGTCTCGTTCATGGCCTGCTTGAATGCCTGCACCATCGTGGAAAGCGGCGTTTCGATATTCGTTCCGCTTTTCTGGTCTCCCAGCACAGCCATAAATTCCCGGTTCGGCGGGATGACCGCGCCGGAGGCGAGACGAGGGAGCTGGACGCGCGACACTGGCGGAATGTTGATTCCAATGGTTTTCCCGCCAATCAGCGGTACACCATCCGGAATCTCGAAATGAATTTTATTCAGCGCCGAAAGCAGTAGGTTGATGCCGTCGATGATGAAGTTAATTCCGCCCTCTATTGTGCCGATTACGAGATTCCAGACGCCTTTCAGAATGTCAAGGACGCCGTTCCACGCTTTCTTCCAATCTCCGGTGAATACGCCGGTCAGGAAGGTGATCAGGCCTTTCAGAATTTTTTTCCACGCCTCGTACTGATCGGAAAACTTTTTCCCAATTGTCTCAAATATTGCGGCGAGTGCCGGATTTTTTTGCTTTAACCAATCGACAAACGCGCTCCATGCGTCCCTGATGGAATTTACGACGGCGTTCCACGTCTGTTTCAGCCCGCTCCATATCTGCTTTGCGCCCTCTAACGCTAGATTCATGTCGCCGGTAAAGATGCCCTTGAAAAACTTTCCGAATCCGGACACAACATCTTTCAGGCCGTTGATCAGCTCCTCGCCATGCCCTGTAAAAGAGACAAGTGCGACAAGGATCGATGCAATTGCGGCGATCAGCAGCGGAATCCAGCTGCCCGTAAGGATGCTGATCCCGATACCGGCGGCAAGCAGTCCGGCGATGATGGTCAGAGTGTTTTCCAGCGTAAATCCGTTTTCGATCACATCTTTGATCCCGACGACTAACATCGCAAGGCCACCTACCACTAGGGCGATTGCCGCAGCGGTCGGCCCAAACGCAAGGGCGAGTCCACCCGCAAGCGCCGCAAGACCGCCGAGCATACCGAGGAAGTTTGTCATGTCGATTCCGTTGTTCCATGCGTCCAGCCAGAAATAGACGAGCGCGAACGCGCCAGCCGCAGCGAGCGCGATGCCGCCGATCTTGCCGAGGTCGTCGGTAAACATACTGGCGATCTTCCACGCAAGGAGCCCTGCAGCGATTGCCCCGACAATGCCAAGAATGTCGTTCAGTTTGTCTTCGGCAAGATCCAGATTGGAGAAATCCGGCGTGATCCCGCTCGAAGCGCCTGCTCCGCTCGTCCCGCCGCCTCCGGAGGCCTGATTGCTGGTGATCTGATTGATCTCGTCAAAGCTTGCCATGCTCTTGCTCGCGTCCTCTGCGGCAGAGCCTACGCCCTCCAACGCCTCTTTCTCGGCGTTCAGTCCCTTCGCGGCAGATACCTGCGAGCTCCAGCTTTTCCCGGACAGCATACCGAAAAACTTTGCGATTGCCGTCACGACTTGTGCCAGAATGTTGACCAGCTTCACAAAAACCGGAATCACGACTTCTATGATCGGCTGCGCAAGCGTCAAAAGGGCTGCTTTCAGGCGTGCAATAGACGCGCGTGCCGCCTCATTCTGCATGATCGTCTGGCTAAGCCAGCTGCGCAGCTGCGAAAGGCCGCGGGACAGGACGGTAAAGATCAGCGCGCTCCTTAGTACCCCGCTTAATCTTCTTCCGAATTTGTTCATGCTCTTTTCGACGCTTGCCGATACTTCCGCCATTTTAGCCGAGGCTCCGCTTGCATTTGTGATCTGCTGCACCAGCTCTCCGGCTTTGGTCTTTGCAGCGTCAAGCGCAGCGGTCTGGTTTATCACCTTGTCGGTGATCTTTGCATATTGACTCCCGAGCTTTTCCGCCGTTTTGTTTTGCTGCACCAGCAGCTGTTCCTGCTCTTTGATTTGTGCAGCAACCTCCGCCTGTCGAGAATAAGCGTCTATGTACTCCGCTGGATTAGCCGAAGCGTTTCCGGACGTGATGCCCTTTAGGCGGTCAGCCTCCGATCGGAGCGATTTCAGCGCGTCTTCCGTCTGCTTTGCGGCCTGAAGCGCTGCGTCGAGTTCCTTTTTTATCCCGCTCTGCGTGCCGGTGTCCTCGTTTAGCTTGGCTTCCATCTTGTCGATTTTCGCGGACAGCGTATCAAGCTCCTTCTGCGCCTTTTTTGCGTCCGCGTCGACGGTGACCACAATTTTCCCATCTGCCATATTTTCACCACCTTTTCGGTTGATTTTTGTTATTATTTGTGTTATCTTCCAAGTAAGGAGGGAAGAAATATGAGTGATTGCATTATCCAAATCAGCCGGGACAATTCTTTTTACGGTTCTGGCCTGACCGTCGGCGTTGCATTAGATGGCTGTGATGTCGGCACGCTGAAAAACGGTGAAGAACTTCGAGCTGTGGCCGCTCCGGGCCAGCACGAACTTTCTTTTTACCGGTATCGCCGTCTGGATAAAACCATATCCTTTACCATTGCCGAAGGGAAACAGAATGCGTTTTTTACCATCAAGATTAACGCCTCGAACCGCGTTGACGTTGTTGGCGGGCTAAAAACCAAAAAGCAGGCGAAACGCCCCAGCGGCTGCCTGACGGCTTTAATCGTATTCCTCTGTCTTTTCGTCTTTATTGGCGCGGCCTTTGCTTCCTGCGGATCGTCCTCCAAGCCGAAAAAGGTCGGAACCTCAGTTTCTTCTTCGCAGCAGCCGCCGCAGCAATCCGATTCCGGGCCTGAAACATTTGGCGTTGGGGATCAGGTCGTTCTAGACGGCGTGGCGGTCACGTTGCTCAGTGTTACCGAGAATTCCGGCCAAAATTACGTCTCGCCGGATGATGGAAAGGTCTTTGTTCTGTGCGAATTCGAGATCGAAAACAATTCATCCCGCGATATTGCGTCCAGCACCATGCTTTCATTCGAAAGCTACATTGATGGCTATACAACCAGCCTCAGCCTCACCGCCATGATGAGTTCCGACGAGCCGCAGCTTGACGGCACGATTGCCGCCGGGAAGAAAATGAAAGGTGTCGTCGGATATGAAGCGCCGCAGGATTGGAGTGAGATCGAGATTCGATTCTCTCCAAGCTTCTGGGGTAGCGAAATCGTTTTCGAGTATAAAAAATAAGTTTTTCCTGCTGCCGCCCCTTAACCGGGGCGGCTGTTTTTTGTCCCGACTCCCCATACGGCAAGCAGGTCGGCTTCGGCCTCCGAGTATGTTGTCTTCAGATCGACGATATCCCGGTTGCGCCGGTAGAAATCCCTCTCCTGTTTGTCGAGGCTCTTCCCTCTGGCCTTTTTATCGCGGATAGAAACCACCTGTGCATACAGGCAATCTCCGATTTCTTGATAGTACGATAGAAACGAATACCAATGCAGGTATTCCAGCGCCCTGACCTCGCAGCCCGCGATTCGGTTGATAGGCGCAATATAGAGATCAAAGTCCTGCGCCCATGACATGATCTCTGGCTGCTTTCTCTTCTCTCGATTCTCCTGCCCGTGGTCGATGAAGCGGAAGCACTGGTTCAGGGCTTCCTGATAGTCGCTGACGGGCATTTCTTCGAAGTCGGGATAGAAGATGGTCAGCGCCGCTTCCGCCTTGTCCTGCTCGTCCAGCCCTCTGTCTGTCAGGGCCACGAGGATATCAAGAACCGCGCGGTAATCGGATTGGATCGGATACGTTGTGCCGTTCACGTCGACCGTGGTCGGCAGCGCCCAGATCACTTTTTCCATTTTGCTGTGTATTTCGCAATCCTCGGGTTGGTTTTTCGCTGTTCTTCCGCGAAGCTCGTGTCGATCTGGTCGATTACGGCCAGCATGAGGTTACACCATACTGGCAGGCCGTCTGCCAGCGCGTAGACGTTCATGGTGCCGAAAAGCGCCGTGCATACGGGCTTTGCAAACAGGTTGTCGATCATGTCCCGCATTTCCGCGTCGCGGCGGCGGGCAATGGCGAAAATCTCCTTCTTGTCCGCGCAGTGGTCGACTTCGGCCTTATACGCCTCCTGCTTCCTGTCCAGCTCGTCAAAGGTGTTGAAGATCTGTTCGACAAATGCGCTGTCGGTCGGGTTGAAGGAGACTTCCGCCGCGTCGTTCAGCTTGAACGATACGATACCGGTTTCAAATTTGATTTCAGGCATTGCGATTCCTCCTTACGCTGCGTCTGGCGTGAAGGTAATAGCCCCGTTGGCGCCAACCGCCGCCGTGCCGGTCGTGCGTTTGCCGCCGAGCGTCACGTCGATGGGCATACCTACCGAGCCGCCGCCCTCGCCGCCGAGGCTGGACGGCTTGACCATAGACGCGTCGTAGCGCTCCGCGAAGACTGCCGTCTTGGCCGTTCCTGCATAATGATGGACGATCAGCACGTCCTGATTCGCCAGCGCAGCTGCGTTCTGCTGCTTGACCGCCAGATCCCAGATCTTCTTCAACGCCGCATCGCCCGCGTCAAGGTCGCACGGGTCAAAGCTCTGCGTGATAATCGGTTTCTTCATGGTGGTTCTGGTCGTTCCAAGGATATCCTTGCTGGAATCCTCCTGCCAGTCATACTCCATGCTGGAGTCTGTGACGCGAGTGCCGAACGGCGCCCAGTCGGGCGTTGAGGACTCGCCGGTGTTCAGATATGCAATCAGCAGCTCCCGGTCGATGGTCTGACCGGCCGTGGTATTAAAAGTAACTTCTGCCATAGTTAAATCACCTCATATGTCAGTTTCATTAGAATTTGATGATCCTCTGTGCCGTCCTCATACCGGGCGAACAGGGCCGAGCGGCTGACAGCTTCCATGCGCCGGACGCGCATCCCGTCGCCCAAATCCGGCGGGTTCTGCATGGCCCAATCCCCGAAGCGGTTCAGCATGGCGTCGCATTTCAGGCGCTTGTCGTTGCTGTTTCCGGGCTTGATGCGGGCGATGATCTTGAATTGATATTCCGCCTCATGCCCGCCGAGGATGAATTTTCGTGTGATGTACGCGCCCTGAATGGCGGACAGGGCCATGCTTGCCGAGTCGGCGGCGAGGAATTCGTAGTTGATCGTTGCGGTCGGCATATCGTCGTCTGAGAAGGAATTTGCCCAGATCATCATCTTTCGGGAGATATCCTGTTCTTCCTCCGCAGATACCAGCCTTTTTTGCTTTTCAGAGTCCATTCTTCACCGCCTTATCCGCTACACGGATCCATTTGTCGAGGTTCTCGGCCTTTGAAGCCTCAAACCAATGCGATTGCGCCTGATTGTGTCCTGACGTGTTGAACACAAGATTTTTGTCGGTCAGTACCTTTGTCCCGCCTTTCGGCGCGTAGGTGCTTCCGGTCTCCGGGTCTACCATGACTTTCCCGTAGTACAGGAACCTTGCGTATGGGCCGGGATAGATAATCGCATTCCCTTCCACCTGTGTTCTGCGGTCGAGGGAACCGGTCAAGAATGGCACATACGGGGCTGTGTCCTTTCTTGCCTGAAGTGCGACAATATGCTCCGCTTTGGTACACGCCTGCGCGATTGTCTCATGCAATTCATCAAAGCCGTCTGCCTTTACGCTGAATTTCAGCATATTAGGCCCCTCCGACTTCGAAGTGTCTCATGTCCTGGCTTCCGAAGTCCTTCATATCGACCTTTGTGACCTTGTAAACGTCGTCATAGAGCATTTCAAGCGCCTGCTCGGTCTTGTCCGGCTCCACGACTTCACCCTTAATAAAAAATGTCGTTCCGCCGTTGCCGTCCGTGGAGAGCGTCCAGATTCCGCTTTTATCGGCTGCCCGCCAGAATTCCTGCGGGCCGACGTAGCGCTTCTCTGTGCCTGTCACGCCGTCTACGGCAGGCGTAGAGAACGGGATGTAAAGATTCACCGCATCCGCGCCCTCAAGCCCGCTCTGGCGGACGTTGGCCGCCTTGGAGGCTTCCAGCAGAACGCCGCGCAGGACGGTGATGTAGGTTTTCTCCACGTCCTTGAATGTCGCCGGGTCTGTCTCCTGCGAGACGTTGTAGATGGTTACGGTGTGGGGGAACATGGACACGGCCCATACCCCCTTGCTTTGAGTAATCCAGTCGGCCCGAGGTACGCCAGCACGATCTCCCGGCGGCGCGTCTCTGTCCGCTGCATATCTGCCTGCGACAGATTGCGTGAGCCAAAGCTGCGCGACCAGCCGCCTACCGTCTCACTCGATACCGGCCTGTCGGTCGTGTAGACGAGGCTGTCCAGCTTCCCGGCGTCCTGCTCCAGCTCGGCCAGCGCGCAGACGCAGTTCTGGACTGCTTCGAGCTTATCCCCGGCGGCGGAGCGCGCGCGGCTCATGGTGATGTAATCGACATAAGCCGACGCCTTGCGGGCGAGGCCGCAGAATTGCTCTTCGTCCAGCGCCGTCCCACGGTACACGGTCGCGTAAAACTCATAATCGGCGTAGATCATGCTGCGCCCTCCTTCCGGTCAGCCTCCGCGCCCGTCATGCAGGCGCGGAGGCTTGAATTTACTTGCTTACGTCCGCGCCGATGAACAGGCCGTAAGGATCGGGCACGACCGGGATAAACAGGCCGCTCGCCTTCGTCCAGGTGGTCTTCGGGTCAGGCGTTTCCCACTGGGTGATCGTGATATACTGCTGCGCGCTCTTGTCGGTGTACGGGCCATAGCCCTTTTCTTCCGGCGTCACGCCCCACAGGCCAACGCCGAAGGAATTGGCCGTGCCGTTGGACAGGAACGCAACCTTGTCCTCCGGGAAGAATCGATGCGTCTTTTCCGCGCCGTTTGCGGCCTGCGCCTTATAGCGCTGGTCGTTGGTCGTGATCTGGCCGAAGCCGAACAGCTCGGTAAAGAGGCTGCGCAGCTTCTCGGTGGTGACGTATGTACCAGCGCCGACCGTACCGTATACGAGGGTCTGAATGCCCTTGTTGGACGCGAGTTTGCGCAGGATCTTCGTACCGACGACCATTTCGCTCAGGGCGTGGCCGGAGGCCGCCGCCTGATCCGCGATGGCCTGAAGCTGGCCGACGATATCAGCATCTGCGCCGAAGTCGATCTTGAAGCCGGTGTTTGCGGACGGAACGCCGTAATCGACGGTCATGTTGAGATTGTTTTCCTTGATGGTCATCTTGCCGGTCGCGATGACTTCCATCTTTGCAACTTCGGTTCTGACCTTGACCGCATCGGCCATCAGGCGCATATCGTCGAAGACATAGCTCACGATTGCGTTGTCGGCATATACGCCGTTTTCGTTGAGCAGCTGCACCCGCTCGGACTGGTTGATCTTGCGCTTGATAAACAGCTTCTCAACCTCTGTCTTTTCGAGCGCGGGGCGCGTGGCGATCTCGGCCTCGGTGTCAAAGGCGTGGACGGTCGCCATCGTGGGGATCTGTGCGCCGTTTGCGAGGCGCAGGTACTCGGCTTTCAGGCTTTCGGTCTTCTGGTCCGGGAACAGCCGGTCGCCGAGGTACGCCGGGCGTGCGACGGAAATGTTCTGCGAGAAATCCAGACGGTCAGCGTCGGAAATCAGTTCAAGAATGTCAGGCATGGTGTTTTTCCTCCTTCTTTAGGCCGTAGTCCACACGGGGTACAGGGTCACATTGCCGGTCATTTCGACCTTGGAAACAGCTTCGCCGCCCTTAGACGTGCTCCAGCCGGTCTGGGTGTTGCCGCTCTTGGTCAGCGGGTATTCGGTCGAGACGTCGGCATAGGAGCCCTCTGTGTAGACGTTCTCGTCGACGGGCGGCGTTCCGCTGCCGTCGTTTTTGTCGTAGGTCACGGTATAGCCGCGCGTGATCTCCGGCGCGTCAACAAACGTGAATCCCTTGCCGGACAGCGCGGTCTTGGCTGCGGATGCAAGCGACAGGCGGTCTGCCAGCACACGGCCCGCGACCATCACGGAGCCGGGCATATTGCCGTCCGTCACGTCGATGTCCTCAAATACGAGGCCTACGGCGTTCGAATTGTCGGACGGGAACGGCGTACCGGCCTTTACGATCTTGTACTTGCCGTCCTGCACGCCCATCGACGCGGGGATTTCACGGGTTTTCAGGACGAGGCCGACTTCACTTTCGAGGAAATTCGGCCTGACTTCTGCTTTTGTGTTTACAACGATAGACATTTTTCAAATCACTCCTTGTTTGGTGTCTGCGCAAACTGCGCGTTGAACTGCTGCGCGTACATTGCGCCCTTGCTCTTTGCCGCCGGTGCGCCGCCCTGGCCGACGGGCTTGACAAATGTGGGCGCAGGCTTGCCGGACTGGAACGCGGTCGGGTCTGCTTCGAGCTGGGCCTTGTGCCACTCGTCGAAGCCGGTCAGCTCGCCGTCTTTCAGTTCAAGGTGCTTCTCCTTGAGGTCTGCAAGGTAGGCTTTCTCTGCGGCTTTGGAAGAGAACTTGACGCCCTTGGCCGTGATCGCGCGGGTCATGGCGTCGGCGTAGTCGCGGCTTGCGAGCTGCGCCTTGTAATCCTCGGTTTCCTTGGTGTACCGGCCCTGAAGGTCTTCGAGCTGCTTGCGGAAATTCTCAGCGTCTCCGCTGGACTTCCGCAGGTCTTCGATATCCTTGTCGCGGTCGGTCAGCTGCTGCCGGGCGGCATTCAGGTCTTCTCTGGCCTGATCCGCTTTCTGCTTCTCCCGTCCAATGTCCCGGCTGTTCTCGTCAAGGATCTTGTCTACGGTATCCTTATCAAGCCCCAGCCCTTCCAAAAAATCTCGCTTCATAGGTTCTCCTTCACAGCTTCGCTTTGTTCTCGCGGGTCGCGTCCGCTGCTGCCCCGTAGTTTAGCGACTTCGGGCCGGTCAAGATTTGATAAAACAAAAAGAGCCAACTACTAAGAAAACCTCAGTAGTTGGCTCATCGTGCCATTCCGCGCGCTCGATTGCGCTGCGGTATCTGTATTATTTTTTCAGCTCTTCCGCCTTGATGATCTGCGCCTTGACTGTCCCATCCTTCATGCGTTTCAGTTGGACGCGGAATCCGGCGGCAAGCGCCCGCTCGATGGCGGCTTTCAGTTTTTCGTCGATCATACGGCGTTCCTCACGGGATCAGGTCTACAATGCCCTTCGCGGCATTATAGATCCGCTTCATGATCGCGTTCTCCTGCAAGTATTCAAGCCCCTGCAGCGTGATCTGAATCCGGCGCTCATTCCTCAGGTGCATTTCGCCCGTGACGTCGGTATAAAGCTCCGCGCCCTTGATAAGCCCCGCGTCCTGAAGCATTTCCAGATACCTGTAGAGACGTTCTCCGGACACCTGCATGGAGTCCAGGCCGAAGCTCTCCACGCTGAACGCCGGAAGATCCATCGCGCGTTCCAGCGCAGACAGCATTTTATAAATCGCTTTGAAGTTGTCCATTTGAATTTCCCCCCTTGCATTTTTTGTGAGAGTGTGGTATAGAATAGATAAGAGCCGGTCGCTGTCCACGACCCCTTCCCAGAAGGGCGAGATGGTGTGTCGGCTTCTTTTTTTATTTTCTTTTTACGATTCTCTGCACTTTTCCATTTCGGATTTCAATGATCTCATCAACCCACTCAGTATCCTTTCTGGCAAATATTTTTTCAATTTGCGCATCTATTGTTTTTTCGTCAAGCGTGGTCTTGGTGACATCCAGAATAAACCGCTGCCCCTGCTTGGCTGCCTTTTTCACACGATTGAAAATCGTATTTCCCCCGGCTTTTTCTCCGAGCGTTTTCAGGTCATACGCTTCCCCTCGGAAAATATAGTCCGGTGTGGACACCCCCTGCGGATTATTGACACGCGGAACTAGCCCAATTTCGCCGCCGAATTCCTTTTCAAGGAGTCCGGCAATTTCTTTTTCGTGCTCTGTGTGGTCAAGCACGACATTATGCCCGTCGACCTTGTATGTAACGCCGTTTGCAGTATACTCCTGCAAGTCCTGTACAGTGTGGCTGTTCGGAGTGGCCTCCGCGCGCCACTTTTCCGTTACGTCGGTGTATCTCGGCTGAAAGCCGGCGCTTTCTGCTGGTTCTGTGTTGGTCGGAGGTTCCACCCGCTCAACCGTTTTCGCTTTGCTGGCCGCAGCCTCGGATTTTGCGTCTGTATACAGAACCCTTGTCCGCTCCGGCTGCTCTGGCAGTCCTGCTGCCTTGCTGAAATCATGGTATTTCGTGTTCAGGCGGCGCAGCTTGGCTGCTGCGGCGGTCTCCTTGTCCTTTTGTCCGGATGCTTTATAGGCGTTTTTCAAACGCTTCTGTTTGCGAATCGACCGTTCGAGCCGTCTTTGCATTTGGGTCGCTTCGTATGCGGTATATTTCTTCCCGTCAAACTCGCAGCCGAGACCATCATCAATGTGTTCCAGCTGCTCCTCGGAATAGGTTGGCTCCATGACGCCCGGGATATAGGCGTGCTTATAGTGTCGGCAATTTGCGCCGGTCAAGCCGTCTACATAGCCGTAGCCGGTCGTCTCCACGAGATCCTTGTACTGCCCAAGCGGGTCAGGCTCTCCGTTTTCGCTTTTATAATAAATTTTCCCTTGCCAATCCTTGTGGCTCGACCACGGGGACGGGCCGGGCTTGTCTCGTGCGCCGGAGTGGGCTGTGATCTCAAAATACCGGGTATCCAGATATTCCGCCGACTGGTCGGAATACTTGTCGCAGATTTGCGCCACGCCCGTCATAACGGCCCGGCGGGCGGCCACGTCGATTTGATCTGTGTGTCCGCTCTCATAGTCTACGACTTTGATTCCGCTTTCTGCCAGCTGCTTGACGGCGTTGGCAATCGCCTGATTATAGCTGATCGCCCCGCTCTGAATTTGCAGCGTTGACGAATTTAGGGCCCACTGATATGCTTGCGCAGGCGGAAGCATTCTCTGGCCATTGTCCACTAAAAACCCCAAAGATTGCGTCAGATTTCGGAATTCTCCGAGCGTCTGCCTGCGGATCGCGTCGATATCGGAGGCGTCTACCAGCCGGTCAGGCTTCGTCACATCGGCCAGCGTAATAAGGTCGTTGTAATATCGCCGGTTGCGCTCCACAACATCGTCGAGCAGCTTGTTCAGTTTTTCTTCGCTGACGTCCGCTGTCTTCTGGATGGCCCTTTTGATCTTCTTGAGATCAATGCCGTGCGACCGCAGCGCCCGGATATCCTGAACCGTTACTTCGTTGAGCTGATCGGCAATTTTAAGCCGGGAACAGACTTCATCCAGCAGCGTATCTTCCAGCGCACGGAACAGCTCCGCGAGTTCTTCCGGGAGGGCGTCGAGCAGCTCCGGACTGAACGGATACTTGACCTTTCTCATTCGACCTCAGCCGGGGCGTTTGCATCTGTCATGTCCTGCGCCCTCGGCAGCATTGCCTTTGCAGTCGCTTCGTCCTCGCCGTACCATTTTGCGCGGTATTCCCAGTGGTTCAGAATTCCATCAGCGAGGTCAAGCCGGTCGTTTGCCCGCTCTTGTTCCTTCTTCTCAGCGTCGTCAAGGATGGAATCGCCCCAACTGTAATCGGTGTTGTACGTCCCGGCAGGCGCAAGGTTGTAGAGCGTCGCGTATGTATCGAGCGCGTAGAGCAGACTGTCAAACGTATGTTCAAGCGCCGTTTGAATGCTGTCGATCAGCACATATTTGCGCTGCTTACTGTTGCGTATCTCCGTCGCCGTCTTCTCGATGGTCTGCGGATCGGAAATATCTCCATAAGCCAATCCGACGTTGAACTCGATACGGCGAAGCGTATTCTGGAAACCTCGGTAGATTGCTTCGTCGCGGATCTGCGGCTCGATGTACTGAAAGAATTCGCCGCTAGGGGAGAACGGTCCCAGTTCAAACATACGCTTGTTGAACATATCCGCAGTCGAACTCGTGCCATCCATCAGGACTTTGCGCTCGCTGGAGCGATATTCCCAGCGCAGGCGCTCCCACTGCTCATCGGCCTGCTTGATCAGCTGCACAGTAGCCGCGTCTCCGTAGACGGACATTCCGCAGGGGCTGTTTGCGTCCGTTGTGTTGGCCGCAGGCGGGCGGAAGTACGCGAAGAGCGGCCCGCTCATATTCTGGATCGTGATTTCCGGCTGAATGTCCGCCCATTCCGGGACGGCATTCAGGGGTGCTTCCGCGCCGACCGTGCCGGAGGCGTCGCTGTAATATGCTTTATTGCGGATCGTATAGGTCGTGCCGTCCAGCTCGTGCGATTCGAGGCGGATATAATACTTCCCGCCCACTTTCGCGGGCTTGTCCCGGAAGACGCCTCCGATGCAGCGCCCGGCAGGATCAAATTTCGTCGGCTGGAACGCCGCCGCGCCGGTCACGTCGACCAGCAGCTGCTCACCGTAGATATACGGCTTAAATGCCACGCCGCCGAGCGCAAGCCCCAGTTCTAAGGCGCTGTGAAAATTCTCTTCCGCCCGCTCAAAGCAGTCTTTCAGATAATCCGCACGGGCGCTGCCGGTGATGTTAGCCGTCAGCTCGGCCAGCGTCGGTCGCGCGATCTCCCGGCAGATCGCCGCCGGAAGCCCGACAGCAATGACATCGCACGTCTGCCAGGGTGGATTTCCAATAAACATCGCGTACCAGAGGCTTATATTCTGCTCCATCTTCGGGCTGACTGCCGGAGATACGCCGAATTCCCGCTCGGCAACCGCCTGCGGGAAAAGCATATTCCGGAACCACCCTCGAATGTTTGTCAAAAGGCTCATTTCTTGATTTCTCTCCTCAAAACGGTCATGCAAAAATAGCGGATACTATCGCACACGTGGTCGTTTTCTTTTATCACGCGGTCTTCTCCTGCGTCTTTGTCCCAGCTATAAAGGCCAAATTCCCGAAACGCGTTTTTGCAACTCTCATGGAATTTGATTATGCCGCTTTTGATGCAGGCCCCCGTGAAGCGAATGCCGTCCAGCACGGCGTTGTTTGCTTTCCATACAGAAAACTTTCCGTGCCGCCGGATGCACTCGGCAAAGGACGCTGCCGATGGGTCGAGCACGACACGCTCAATGCGGTATCCGTCCGCGAATGCCTCTAAATCCTGATAATATTCTTCGTCAGTCTTCTGCCGCCCGCTCTCGCGCCCGCTGTGGTAATATTCTTTCTCCATGACGGCCTTGCCGCCATATTCCCGCCACAATGCAAAGACGGTAGGGTTCTGTGTGCCGTAGTCCGATGAGATCCAGTACCGCCCCGGCCCGCCCCGCTCACTCGTGACGTTTCTGGCCCGATCAAACATTGGGTAAACCAGACCCTCGGCGATTCTCCAGAGGCCGAGAATGTAGCGGTCGTAATAAACCGTCCCTTCGTATTCTTTTTTCAGATTTTCTTTAAAAGATTCCGGCAGGAACGGATTGTCGTCGATCGTATATGTCTGGCTGAAAATATCAGCGTTGCTATCGAGGAATTTTTTCAGCCAGTGGTCAGGATATTGCGGATTGAACGTCCCATCAAAGCAAGAATACTCTTTGTCAAGGCGGCTTTTCAGCAGTGCGAATACTTCTTCCGACCAATCAGCTACTTCGTCCCCATAGCAATATTTAATCGACGCACCGCGAATCTTGGAAACCTGGGAAACCTTCTCGGCGCCGAGACAGTAACATTTCTCTCCGAATATCCATGCCGTGTTATCACTGGAAATCGTGCCGACAAGCATATCGCCGTACAGATTCCGCATCGGCTCCAGCACATTTCGCTCAATCGTGGATTTTGTTACGCCGAGAATGACAGCCAGACCATCTTTTCCAATTCGCTCACGAATCCGGATCGGTATGATCCATCGAAAATCGAGGTAAGTCTTCCCGCTTCTGGTGGCTCCGCCCTTGAAATTCCATCGATGCGTCCCGTATTTTACAAATTCACGTTGTTTCGGACTTAACAGCATCTTGGAACTCCTTCAGCATCGAATCAAGCTTCTCCATTGTCGTCCTGTTGCGGTCGGAAGCAGCTGCGTAGCGTTTCATAAGGCTGTCACCGGCTTTCAGCCGGTCGGATAGAGATGCGTCCATGCCGAACTGGTCTTTGATCTCACCGCGCATGACCGCAGTGTAAAATTTCAGAATTTCGTTTGAATCCGCAACCTGCGCCGCTTCCTGTTCGTCCAGCCTGCGCTTTATATACGCAGAAATAGCTGGTTTTGATAGGTTTTCTGCCGCAATCACTCTGCATGATGTTTCTTTGTACCCGGCCTTTTTCGCTGCTTCTGTCGCGTTCCCGGATTTCAGATATTCTTCGCAGAATCGTCTCTGCTTCGGCGTAAGTTTTTCATCCGCCATCGCTGTAAAGGCTTGCCAGCAGCTTCACCACATCCGCGATCTGGTAAGTTTCCAGCAAAGTGACATTCTTCGGTTTTTCATCAGGTCGATATTCGTAAACCATGTATTTCGTCACCATCCTGTCCTTTTTCGCGGAATAGGTCTGCATTTGATTGATTTTTATTTTGATTCCGTGGTACAAGAGCGCTGTTTGCAGCTTGTGTGCAAGGGCGCGCAAACTCGCCATAGCCGCTCCTTTCTGCCTCATTCTTTCGTTCTCGTGTCTCCGTGTGTGAATAAATATATTTATTCACACCGGAGAACACGAGAACAGGAGGAGGAGGTTTCCGCAGAACGCTGCGGTGCCGATGAAGAAGGGCGTAGAGTTGATCTCTACGCCCTTATAGTAAATGTTAAATTTGGCTCTGGGACGCAGACTTTTTCATAAAAGCCCTCTTTTTTGCCCCACAAGGCGAATAAATTGCCTGTGCCATTCCTGCGCGGTGCGCTCGGATACATAAACCGCCATTGCAGCGCCCTGCAGGGTATGCGTTCGCTTCCAAAGAACCAAATCTATGAGCCGGAGTCGCTCCGCGCCGTCAACGAGCTGTTCCGTCTCCGCGATTGCATCCGCAACGGCAGCGCGCTCGGCCTTCGTCATCAGCCCGCCGCCCTTATAGCTGCGGATCATCCATTTTGCATAGGCCCACCAGCCGTATCGCGGCGTGCTCATCAGTAATGTTGCCTCCCTTCGCGCTTTGCGCGGTTCGCATCGTGCAGCGTCCGCATACAGCCCCGTGTCGTTGCATATCTCGCTGCGTCCTTCGATTGCTCCTGCTTGTATCTGTCCGCCTCCCGGCGGAACGCTATGTATCGGGCGCAGTCCGTGTGACAGCCGGTATGCCTGTCCGCGCAGCCCTTGCACGGAGCCTGCACCGGTGTAAGCCCTAGATTTCCCTGCATTCGTCCACCCTCACACATACGCGCTTGCCGTTTACCGCAACGACGTAGCCCGTCCGATTTGTCCTGTATTTGTATTTCTCGGCAGGATAGATCCGCCCGCGAACGGGCTGCATTTCCGGGTATACCGGGATCGAGCGCGTGATCAGGATCCGCACGCGCTCCGCCCGGCCCATCACAGCTTCCCTATGTGCCGTCCATGCGCACGCTTCGCTGCAAAAATTGTATTTTGACTTGTACTTCGACGGTGCGCGCATAAACGTATTCCCGCAGGCATCGCACGTCAGCTGCATCGGCGGTCTTGGTGGCTTTCGCTGCGTCTTGCTCATGGCCTCCACCCGGAAATCCATTTTGCCTTCTCCCATTCCGTCAGCGTGCAAAACTTGATATAATCCGGCAGATCCGAATTGAGAATCGCTTCTCTTATCAAAAGCGAAACAAACACGGCAGCCGCAAATAAAAGCAGCATTTCAACAAATTTTTTCACTTACAGCTTTACCCCCCTTATGTACTTATCGAAATACGTCACGGCGACAGCCATCGCCGCCCACATATCCGCAGAGAAGCCGTAGAAGAAGCCGGGGTTCTTCTTTGTGCCCTTGCCGAAATTCGGCTGGCCGGGCGCGTAGCGGTCGACGAGAGCTTGTCGGATGTTTGCATCTTTTGCCGATAGCGAACCGCACAGATCCAGCTTTTCTTCGCGGCGGAATATCCGCGTCGGCCCATATCCAGTCTGCCACAATATCGTTTGCCAGAACCGCCCGATCCAGACGCACGTGTCGAAAACCTCTTGGCCTACCGTCATGCCCATGCCCGCGATCATCTCGATTGCAACGTCATGGCCGTTCCCGTAAAGCTTCCGCTCAAGCATCGGCAGCAGCTCATTGTTACCTTTCTTCCCGGCCTCCAGCACGCGGCGAATTTCTTCGCCATCGTGCTCAACGATGACATATCCAGATTTGGTATTGCCGGGGTCAATCGCCAGTATCGTTCCCATCGGGCCACCTCCTTTGTTCAAAGTCTTTGCATTCCTCTCCGGAAAAGAACCTCCGTTCCAGTTCTTCCTCGGAGAACCGTTCGGCCTTGTGCTTCAAGCACCGATACGGATAAACGTAGTTATTTCTGTATTCCAGATTCTTGCAAGTCAGGCAGCAATCCTGCATCAGCTTCCCTCCTTTCGCGCTCCCACGAGCAAACCGCAGTCCGCTCATTCGGCAGCTCCATCCATCTTCGCCCCGCATAGTCTGCAATAATAGCTGTCGTTAGATTCTGCGTTGCCGCATTCACTACAAGTGAATACACCGTCTTCATGGTGAATCCACCGCCCATGTCGCACCACCGCAACGTCGGCGGCGGGCATATCCGAGATGGATTGCAAGTTTTTTTGCGCTGCACCCGTCCTGCATTAGTTTCATAAGTGCCGCCTCGCAGCTGATGTATTTGTCAGGCATGGTCGGCCTCCAATTTGCCTTTGTGTTTCTTCACGAGATCCTTCGCGAGGTTCAAACCGACTGCAGTATAGTCAAATTCGGAGTCCCCGATAGCCGGTTCAACGCATCCTTCCGTCCCGCCATATGTGCCATGATGCTGTGCGAAGTCACTTCCGTCCGGGAAACGCACTGCATAGCCGTCGTGCAGGCGCTCTATCGTGCATTTGATTCCAAGATCGACGCAAAAATGGTACAACGCGCATATTTCGGTGTATTTTACTGGAAAATCTAACATTCTTTCCTCATTTACCCTGCTGTTCCATGCCTCAACGGCTTGTTCTTCCGTGTCGTAAATATACACACCACCCAAAATCCCGCCATCGCACTCATAGCTTGCAATCGGGCATTCCGGGTTGTCCTCGTGAGCATGGTGAAGCATAAAGCCAAGCCCACTATAGGGACGTTCTCTATATGACTCATCATGCAGATTCCCTTCGTCATCGCACAAAACAATGCTAACTTCACCGCCGCAGAACGGGCACGGTTTCAGTTCAGCCATCCTTCTTGCCCTCCGTTTCCTCGGCGGAATTGTGCGTCAGCACCCACAGCTCCCCGGCTCTCTTGAGCCAGTAGAGCCAGTCCGCCATAATTGCATCAATCACCGCAGCCGCCTTGTCATGTGGCATGGCGAGAATCGCCTCCGAGGAAAGCTCCGTCGTATTATCTTCCATCACGGATTCATACAGGCGGCTACGGATTGGGATTCTGCAATACTTTTCCTGTCCGTTAATCGTCCCACGGATTACTCCCGGGTCGCTCATGCCTTGCCCTCCATTTCCTGCAGCGCCCGCTCGGCTTCTGCCTCCGTCAAAAACACCGTTCGCCCGATTGCGTCCTCGCAGAATCTCTTCCGCCCGGTAATGTACGTCGTGCCTTCCAGGTCAATGCGAATCGCATCTACCGTGACCGGCACGGGCTTTTTGGGGCGCGTGTAAAACATCCGGGACAGCCATACCGTATCGCCAGGGCGAATGCGCTTGCTATCCATGTCCTCATAATCCGCAAGGTGATCTGCCATCTGGACGACTTCGTTCATCGTTAAGTGGTACAGGCCGTGCCCATTTACCGAAACACAATCTTCATTCCGGCTTGTCAGTCGCTCCATCGGCATCCTCCTTCCCTTGGATTTCCCGCAAAGCCTTCTCGGCTTCTTTGTGGTTCAAAAATATAGTTTTTCCTATGGAACTTTCCACGCATGGGCAGAACGGGTACGTTTCAATGTCCCACCGCCCCTGTATTGCGAAGTATTTCATGCTCCCGACTCGGTGCTCGAAGATTTCTCCGGCAAACACTCTGTATAATATATCGCCCACCTTGCACGGCAGCACTACCACGCGCCCGTCCTTGTCGGCCTCGGCAAGCTCGCGGAGGCGGCTAGTCTCCACGCCCAGCGCCTGCGCTGCCAGATTTATCATCGTATCCTCCGTAAACGGAGCCTTGATTTCCTCCGGCGTCAGCCCCGTGTCCTCGTAGGCTGCGAGTCGCTCACACACCGCTATTTCAAACGGGCAATCCTTAATTTTGCACCCTCTGCCGTAGCACGGTTCTTTAAAGCAGCGCGGGTAATAGGCGTGTTTATACGATGATTCGTTCCATTTAGTCAGTCGCTCCATAACTCTTCCTCCACATACCGCCAGCTCTGCGGCGGGCGGGTGATTGGCTTGGATTTTGCCTTGAGCGCTACCTCTACCTCATTTGGCACAGCGTAAAATTCCCGCAGTTCGCGCGGGGTATCGTAAATCTTGAGATTGGAAATGTGCCATCCGTAGCCGACGCCGCCGTCCAGATACTTCTCCAGCTCGTCTTTTGTCAGGCAGGCATCCGCAAGAAGCGTATCAAGTGGTGTGCAGTCCATGTTCCAATCGCAGATGCAATATTTCGGCGGCTCACAGATTGCTCCTACTCTGACGATCCTTTCAAAAATGTCGTCGCATACAAACTCGCCGATGACCTTTTGCCGCTTATCCAGTAAGCCAGTGGTCGGCGCTTTTTCCGTCTTTATGAAAACCGGCTTGCCGTGATACGTCTCTCCATAATTCTCATCGCCGTCTTTCATAATGGTGAGTAGCTTTTCCTCCGGTTTTGTGCAGTAGATGTAGCACTTAAACGGCGGAATGAGTTTCGGTCGCGTCTTGCGCACCTCAACGGCCTTCCGCCCGTTGATGATCTTCTCACACCACTCCGGGCGAATGCTGATCAAAACAGCTTTACTCATGCTCTTGCCTCCTGTTCCAATTCTGCGCGGAACCGTTGTTCCAGTTCAAACACGCCGCGCGGCTTGCCTTTGTAATAGCCTTTCATTGGCCTGTCTATTTTCCGTTGCAGGTCTTTCAGGCGCTCCCAGTATTCCGGCAGGTAAATACACATATTCCGCAGTTCCCGCAGGTTCTTGTTGCAGCAGCACCAGCACGAAACACGGTCCAGCACGTCATAAAGGCGGATCGTGCCCTCCAGCCACGAAAACCCGTTTTCATAGCAATATGCCATGGCGTCGGCTTCCGGCATGCCCCACTCCGCCAGCGGGTGCAGTTTATACGGCTTCCGTTCTTTTTCCAGTCGCGGCGTTTCGTCGGCAGCTATGCCAACGTAAACCATAGCGTCCCGCGCCTCCGCGTACCTGTCTATGGCTTTCAGCTTCCCCGTGGTTCCCCAGCGGCAGAGGCCGCCACACCAGCCATAACCTTGGTGTGTGCCTTTCTGCTTACTGCAAACCGGCCTTTCCAGCATATCAAACAGGAACGGGTTTTCCGGCTCCAGTCTGGTGTACTTGATCCCCAGCTGCTCCAGGCTGGGTAGCATTTGATCCCGTGTGTGGTAAATCGCCTCAAACTCCATTCCGGTATCGTAGAAAACCACCTCATTCAGCGGGTAGCCCTTGGCAATCAGCATTAGGAGCATGGCCAGGCTGTCCTTGCCCCAGCTGACACTTGCAATATGCCATTTCATTCCGCTTTTGCACCTCCAAACGCCGCCAGGTCGAAATAGATCTGTTTCCCTAGGTTTGTCCGCTCATAAAAACTCTCCTTTGTCAGCGTCCGGATATCCCGCCAGCGCGGCACATCAGGCCAGTGCTTCTCCAGCACCTTCGTCGGGTAATCGGCAAACTCGCATTGTCCGACGGTCGTAAATCCTGCCCACTCGGCAGCCAGATCCAGCCCGCCGATCCCGGAAAACAGGCTCAGATGCGTCAGCATTTTGTTTCCTTCCCCGTCGGCGTAAGCTTGGCCAGCATGATCTGGCCGAGATCCGCCACGTATACCTGCCGCTCAATCGCGGCTTGTTCTAAGCCCATTTCAGTTCCCCTCCGAGTCGTACTTTGGCTTTTCCGCCCACGCAATCACGCTGTCCCAATCTCCGCATCCCTCCAATCCAAACGAATGGTTTCCCCAATCGTCGGTATCGACGCGGCACACATCTTTGTCCACTCCCCACTCGGTTGCGATTAGGATTTCCTGCTCATCATCAGGCATAGGGCAGTCGAACATATACTCCGGGATTTCAAAATCCGAATAGCCATGCTCGGAAAATTCAGATTTTTCCGCATCCGTCAGTGGGCGTTCGTTGAGTTTATGCCACAATACCGGCTCGACAAACTCTCCCGTTGTGCTGCCGTCCCGCCTCACAGCGTACTTTAGTGCCTTGTGCTTGATTAGAGACAGAAGCACTTGAATCTGAAGGTTCATGAACCACTTTCGATTCCAAATTCTCCCGTTCCAATAGATGTTTTCTTGCAGCACCAAATCGTCCAGTGATCGAATGCAATCGCCTTTCATGTATTTTGGTTTACTCATTTCCGTTCCTCCTATTCCCGTCCGTCAAACATAGTCGTTTGATCCATGTCCGGTTCCTTTTTCTGCGCCGCCCTCCGTTTCTCAACCGGCCTGTACTCCCGGTCTGGGTTAAGAACGTCTATCGAGCAAAATTCGAAGTGTGGGCAGCGGTTCAGCCGCGTTATCTGACGGTCAGTTCGAATTTCGTCTTTTGGCTTGCACCAAATCATGTCATCGCCTTGAAGATAAGCATTTACGCAGTAGCGGCAGTATTGCTTCATGGATTCTCCTCTCGCATTTGCAGCATTCGCTCGACCGCCTCCAGCTGGAACGCATCAAGTTCGTCCCCGTGGCGCTGCACGCCTTGCTGCAATCGGGCAGCGCCCTTTGACACCGGCCCCATCACCCTGTCCACGGCCGCGCGCTCCAGCGGGTTCAGCTCGTCATTGTGCCCCTGCACGCCGTAGCCGGGCTTGGCAGCGCGGCTGTACTGTGCAGGCTTTGTTCCGCCTTTGTCCTGTTCTTTTGCCAGCCAGCGGACGATAAACGCATTGATCCCGCGCTTTGTTTTCCGTTTGGCCGGATTTGCGTCCAACCAGCCCCTCATGTTCCGCAGCTGCTGTATCACGTCGACAGCAGGGTACAAGCCCGCCCATTCCTGGCATTGCTCCACGGAAACGGAATATTCCGTTCCGTCATTCAGCGGCAGAGAGATTGCTGGCGGCGTGGATGCCGCTTGCGGCTCCGCGCTATCTTCCGCATCTCGAATAGCGAATTCGATTCTCGATTCTCGATTCTCGAATACGGGAACATCTGCACGCATTTGCTTGCAAATGATTTCATCCGCTTGTGTCCCTTCATCAGGCGACGGGAATTTGCTTACCTTCGCACGCTGCGTCTGATACTTGCCCCATGTTGGTAGGTAAAGGAAGCGCTTGCCCTCAAACACATACAGAGCAATCAATCCAGCACTCGCCAGCCCATGAAGAGCATTTTCTACAGTTTTGAGCGTGAGGTTTTCTTTCAGCGGGAAGAGGCGGTTTTTCACGACCGCCGCTCTCCCGTCAAAGCGTCCGAAATCATCACAGTTTACAATGAGCCGATAAAACAGAACTTCTTCAAACCACGAGAGTTTGTCGATGCTATCGCTTGTGCAGATGCTTTCCCGAATAATTCTGTTCGGCATATTTCAGCCCTCAGAACGGAAGCTCGTTTTCGTCGCCGATCTCCATCTGCGGCATATCCGGTTCGGAAAACGGAACCGGCGTTGTGCTCGGCAGCGGCTTGAACTCCGAAGAGGCCGGTGCAGCGGCAGCAGCATTCTGCCCGTCCCGCTTGCTGTCGCCGAAATAAACGCTTTCTGCGACGATCTCGGCAGTCTTGCGCTTGTTTCCGTCCTTGTCTTCCCAGTTGCGGATCTGCAAACGGCCAGAAACGACGGCCATGCGGCCCTTTGAGAAATACTTGCTGACAAAATCAGCTGTATTCCGCCATGCGACAACATCAATAAAATCCGTTTCCTTCTCCGCGCCCTGCGCCGCGTAATCGCGGTCGCAGGCAAGCGTGAAGGATGCGACAGAATTTCCGCTTTGCGTGTGGCGGAGCTCCGGATCGCGGGTCAAACGGCCCATTAGGGTGATTCTGTTCAGCATTCTTTTTTCTCCTTTCCCTGCTTCTGTGCGCACGTCCAGCAGAGGCAGCGGCCAAATTTCTTTGCTGTTTGCTCTGCAATGCTCACTCCGGAATATATATGTCCGTTGATTGTCTCGCCAACGATCTGCTGGCCGCAGACTGCGCAATTAAATGACATTGCAGATGTTTGCGGTGCTGTTTTCCTCGCCTGCGCAGGCTGGCTTTTCGCTGTCCGGCCCGTTTCCTTTGCATATTCGTCCGTGTCCGCGTCCTTCGTATCGTCGATTGCAAAAAGGCCGTTCAGTGCGTACTTGCGTGCGTAAGAGCTTGCTGTACCCGTTACCTGTGGCTCGTCCATTCCCTTCTTGCTTTCCGGCTCACGGGCAAAGCCATACGTCGTATACTCGCCCTCACCATCGGAAATCGTAGCCTTTGCCCTAACATAAATGCGGTTTCCGATCTCTACAATCTCGTCGGATATCGTCAGAATGCAGCTCTGCGCCTGAAGCAGAGGCTTCACAGCCTCCAAAATGCTTTCGCAGGAGCGGTAATTGTAGCCGCCGAAGCTATTTTTCTTGTCCTTCGGCGCTTTCAGCTGCGCCTGAATGGCATTCAGCTTTTCTGTTAATTTCATTTGTTTTCCATGTCCTCCTTCTGATCATCAGTTTCTGGCGGTATCAGTTCGCCCGGAATCTCCAGCGGGCAATAATACCCGCGTTTCTGCCATGCCGGAATCAGTTCCCCGGTTCTCATACACTGCCGCCGACTATACGTTTGCAGCAGTGGGCAAATATCGCATTCTATATGTCCGGCTGGGAAGTAGATCGATACCCGGCATTCGCACGGTATGTAAATCTCTTCGGTGCGGGAGGCCATTTACTCAGCCTCCACAAATTTACCGTTCTTCAGCCGGTACCATGTATCGGCCTTGATCTTTTCGCCATCGACATATTCAGTCTTCACGCAGTGCGGAATATACCTGCCTTTTTCATCGGAATATTCCCACTCTGCAAGCGTGATCCAGCTGCCCGCCTTTGCCTTTACGGCAGATCCGTTACCTGCACAGCAGATTACAGAATCTTCACCAGAACTATCGATCTGGGCAGAGTTACCCGAACTGCCGATCTTGGCGGAGTCGCCCGAACTGCCGATCTTGGCGGAGTAGCCCGAACTGCCGATCTGGGCGTAGTCGCCCGAACTGCCGATCTTGGCGGAGTAGCCCGAACTGCCGATCTGGGCGTAGTCGCCCGAACTGCCGATCTGGGCGGAGTAGCCCGAACTGCCGATCTGGGCGTAGTCGCCCGAACTGCCGATCTGGGCGTAGTCGCCCGAACTGCCGATCTTGGCGGAGTAGCCCGAACTGCCGATCTTGTCGGAGTCGCCCGAACTGCCGATCTTGGCGGAGTCGCCCGAACTGCCGATCTTGGCGGAGTTGCCCGAACTGCCGATCTGGGCGGAGTCGCCCGAACTGCCGATCTTGGCGGAGTTGCCCGAACTGCCGATCTTGGCGGAGTCGCCCGAACTGCCGATCTGGGCGGAGTAGCCCGAACTGCCGATCTGGGCGTAGTCGCCCGAACTGCCGATCTTGTCGGAGTCGCCTGTGGTGATGTAACTTTTCGGCATATTGTTAATTGTCTGTTCCTTTGTGTAATCGATACACGCTTTTACAAATCCGGCGAAGTTCAGCTTCGCGCCGATATGCAGTTTCTTTGTTGCGAATTTCCCGCCACTTCCTACAACCGGCGGATCAAGCGCCTCGACCTCTGCAAAATCTGAAAACGTCCCGTTTTTATCTACGAGATCGTAGAAGTTAAGGGTATCAAAAGGGTTGACGCAGTAGTGCATCATTCCTTCGCCGCAGATCGCGCCACCTGCCTCTTCGTAGTCCGTGTTCTCGGCATACTGCTTGCCTCGGCAGATCAAACCGGGGTCGAATGCCTTAAAGCCTTTTGCGTTTTCCATAATGTTTCCTCCTTCATTCATGCTGTCTTCTGTTCAAATCCCAGCGCCCCGGCCAGTTCCGATTCGCTATACTCATCCTGCACATAGTCCCCGAAGCACTCCGTATGTACCAGCACTCCGTTGCAGCAGAAGCACTCAGTTCCTTCATAGATGTCTTCCCGGCAGTACGCGCACTGGCCGACGATCTTCGGTTCCGGCTCCGGAATGCTCAAGTACAGGTTTTCGCCGTCATACGCCATTCCGGCTCACCTCCTGACGGATCATCGCCTCGCAAAAGCTCTGTACCGTGGAATAGCCCAGCTTTTTCAGAAGCCTGTCCAGCTTCTTCGCCTGATCATCCGTCAGGCGGAAGTAATACCGGTTCGTCTTCTTCCGCCTGTCGGCGCGGTTCTTGGGCGCGTCCAGCGCCTTGATCGCCGCAGCTGCGTCCGGTACAAGCTGCACACCGTATTTTTCCGGGTGTTCGCATTGCGAAAGCAGCACCTTATTAAACTTCGGGTAGTCGGCCCGATGTACCGCGTCGACGCAGGCTTTCGCACCGTGCCGGACGCGGGAATCCGTTAAACAACTTGACATGGTTCCCTTTCTGCCCTATAATAAAGGCGTCTTAAGTTTCCTTTCGGCCTCTGCCGCGTTGCCGCGCGGCAGGGGTCATTTCTTTATGCCAGCCCATACAGCAGCGCTACGAGCGCGACGAAGCCAGTCACAACGCATTCATACGTCATTGCGGCTGTCCCTGCCATTGCGGCCAAGATCATCGCCGCGCCGCTCACCCAAAGGCACAGGCCCTTGACGATCCGCAGTGTTGCCTTGCGGGCCTCCAATTCCTCGCGCAGCCGTTCCCGGCGCTCCTCAGTCGTTTCCGCGACAAGGTTTGTTCTCATGTAGGTCCCTCCTTTCAACTTCACTCAACGCCGGAGACATGGTATCTGCCGTACCCGCTTGACCGGCCAGAGCCGATACCGAGGCCGAAACCAGCCATATTGATGATGTTTACAATCTGGTCGAGCGTGTACACATTTTCGGTATAGGTGATGTGGATTTGCGACGACCATCCCGAAAAACGGTTGATATACACAAGCACCGGTGCACCGCGCTTCGGTGACATCAACGTTTTATCCACAAAGTGCTCGGCAAATTTGATGGGTTCCAGCCGGGCTGTGACGTTCATTGCGTTGTCAAACTTTGTCGCGTAAGTGTCGATTTCGTTTCTGACAACCGCTTGGCAGAAGGACTTTTTCAAACCGAATCCGGTAATGCACGGAGCGTTGGTTTCCAGCATTTCGTGCAGCGTTGCTTCCGTCATGTCGTTGTAAGTATCTTCAACGGGGTATCCGTCGCGCCAGTGAATTGCAGTAATGATATCCTCCCAGATGTTTGGAACCTGCTTCGTTGTCTTCTTGCCGTCTCTGGCAGCGGTCAATTCCCGGACGGTTCTGGCGTTCATCTTGTTCAAAACAAGGTCGCCGTCACCGACGATATGAATGGTAGCCTGCTCGATTTTCACAGGCTGCAATTCAATAACTCGCTCTTTTTTCATGGGTTTCCTCCTTAAATTCGGTTCGTGCGCTTGCTGTGGCTTATGTTATACTGTGGTGTGTTGTTCTGTAGCATGATATACTAAGCTTTGTTCGTGTTTAGATTGGTGTTCTATTTTTTCTTGCTGTGGCTCTCATAAGCCACAGCAAGCGCACGATGTTGTTTTGTTCTGCGGTGTACTCTAGCGTGTTATGGCGTTTATTCCTGATGTTCGGTATTTTGTCTGCGGTAAGCAGAAACAGAAGCGTGTAGTTTGCTGTACTTCGCTATTCTTTTTTTCACTATTCTGTACTTCGGTATTTTGTTCGTTTATATCATGTAAATTGCTCGGCGCTACGCGCCCCTGTTTCCGCTTACCGCTTCGCGGTTATCCCGCAAGTTGATCGATGGCATCAAATACGCCGTCAAGCTCAGATAATGTCTTGTACTTCGTCTTGAAACTGTTCAGTTCTGCAAGAGCGCGAGACAGCATCTTTTGATATTCGCCTTTGTTCTGCAAAATCAGAGAAGTCGCTTTATAGCCGCTTCCGCTGTCTGTCTTGAAGAACAGGCGAACCGGCGGAGCCGCCTCCTTGCTTTCCTCTTTGTATACAAGACTGCACACAATATTTCTTGCCTGGTGCAGCCGCCACTTTTCAGCAGCTTCCGAATCATTCCAGTCAAAGCACTTATGCAATTCACTCTTGTTGTCCCGCGCCTTGTCCAAGATTTGTGCCGGGGTTGCCGAATCACCAATACCGGAAATCTCATCAGCAACCTTTTGCGCGTCGGCTCCATACCGGCTCCCTGGCTTCCATGCTGCGAAAATCATCTTTTCATTTGTTCCTCCTCATGCTCCGAGAAACCGCAAAAACGGCTCTCTCGGGATCTTCACTCTGTGCTTGCTTGTGCAGCAGACCGGAAAGCCCAGCTTTTCAGGCTGTTCCCTCGCCATCAAGCGAAGCCATTGCGGGGTACAGCCGAGCACCTGCGCCGCCTCGCTTGCGAGGATTGTGGGCTTTGACATTGCCCGGATATCGTCCAGCGTCATTTTTCCTCCTTTCTCGGCTTTAATAACTCGTCCACTGTGCAGCCGTACAGATCTGCGATTTCGTACAGGCGTGCCGTCTTCGGATACATCTGCCCGGTTTCCCACAGATAAACGGATGCATCCGAAACCTTTAGCGCCTTGACTACCTGTTGAACGGTCAATCCAGCGGCAAGCCTCGCTTCCTTAAAACCCATGCCTTTACATACCTCCTGTCTGAGAATACTAAGTTTTGCTTGACAACTTAGTGAATTGTGTTATGATGAGAGTACCACCTATCATTATTTCACAATCCGATAAGTTGTCCGGGGCGGTGTTCTTTTCACGCCTCATAAGCCGAGGCATGAATCATGTGCAAGTCGTTCAGAGAAAGAATCAGGTTGTTCCTCAATCGGAATAAGCGTTACAAATCCATAGGAGAAAACGGTCTAAATGTGCTTGTCGAAACCGAAGGCTCGAAAGCACGCACGGAGAAAAGGCGGTTTCTTATCAACATGTTTTTCACCGTCGTATCTGCCGTCGCCGCAGTCGCTGCCGCGATATTTGCCGCCCTTACTTACATCAACTCGTAACGGAAGGCAATGACCGCACGCGCAATGGAACGTACCGAACTGGTCATATCCGCAGTCTGAACCAACAATCTGAAATCCCCATATATACTTGTCTTTCTTCACGCCATCACCTCACTTATTAGCTTTGCCCCTCACAACTCTTAGTATAGTTAAGTATATACTAAAAGTCAACAAAAACTTAGGATTGTTAAGGGTACTTTTTCGCTAAATTTATAAGGGGTTTTTTATGCAATTTGACGTACAGTCCGTTATAAGAAGAATAGAAATAAGGCTTGCTGAAATTGGGATGACAAAGCAAGAGTTTTACGAAAAAAGCGGAATATCGTCTGGGTCTTTCTCTCAGTGGAACACGGGCAAACACGCGCCAAGTATAAAGAAAGTTCAACGTGCATCCAGTGCAATTGGGGTAACGACAGAATATCTCTTATATGGCGTAGACCCAATGCCGGACTTTGCAGTTAAATCGCCCATAGTCGCACGAATCAACGCCCTGCTTGCTGCAAAAGGTATACCGAAACAGCAGTTTTATAAGGATTGCGGTATTACGTCTGCATCGTACTCTCTATGGAACACAGGGAAAACAAACCCTTCTATGAAAAATCTTAAAATTATCGCAGAATATCTCGGCGTATCAGTGGCAGACCTGGTGCCGGACGATGACCCGTCTGCGGGCATAAAAAAAGACCCCATCCCGAAGGATGAGGCGGTGAGTCCTGCCGCGCAGGAGATATTAGACTTTCTGGATTCTGCGTCCGGCGAAGAACTCGCTGACGTGATCAAATATATCCGGTATTTGAAAAGCCAGAGAGGTTGAATATGCTTGATAAAAAAGCTTACAAACTTCTAGACCTCTTCTACAAAAAAGATCGGTTGACTTTTGACGAAATTCAGGCAGAAACACACGAAGAAGAAAGAGAAAGCAGAAGTCTGTGTGTTTCCGCTCTTTGTTCTGAGAAGTTCATTTCCACTTGGGAATCCAGCGGATCTATTAACGATGTTGGAGACCACAAGCAATTTGGCTATGAAATCACATATGCTGGTCGCGCTTATGTCGATCAAAGGAGACGCGACGGAAGGAATTTCTGGGTTCCGTATTTAATTACGACGCTGATTGCTATTTCCAGCCTTATTGTATCGATTGTCAAGCCTTAGCTGCGCTGTGTGGAATCCTTTTGTAGTTATCGCAGTTTGTCGTTAGATCGCAGCCAAGAAGTCTGCTAGACCCACATATATTCGAAATAAAGACAGCGTGTTCGCAACTTCTGCACATGATTCCCTTGCATTTTGCTAGGCCGCTGTTGTCTGCAATTTCACGCTCCCGCAAAAGCGCGTCACGCTCTCGTTCAAGGTCTGCAATTCTGCGCTTTAGCTCATTTCTTGTTGTGAACACACTTATCCTCCTTCGTTTTCCGTGGAGCAGGTGTCTGCTCTTGCGTCGTGCTCTGTCGCTGTTTCTCTTGCGCTTCTGCAACAATATCATACATGGCTTTCCGAAACGCTTCAGTCATTGCATGAATTGGAGTGAATGGCCTACTCATGCATACCCTCCTTAATCATTCTCAAAAGTTCTTCCTGTTCTTCAACCGAAAGTTCTAACACGATCCGCTTTAGCTGTGTGCGAATCTGCTCTATCTGGCTGCTATCATAGCACACTTCCTGTAAATTTTCCAGCATTGTGGCCTCCTATCTCCAAACTTCCAAATTTCGACGTCTATTTTTGTGCAGGTTCGGCATTGCTGTGGCTGGTTCTAGGTGGTAATATGTAATTTTTTACAGCGCTTGCATAGAAAACGCTGTAATCTGGTGGTGATTTCAGATTTTCAACTTTTTTAAGAACAACAAAAAGCCAAAATTCAAGATAGAAATGTACGCATTCGAAAACGGTCACGAGGTCGAGCTCAAGCCTGATGCTTCACCATCGAGTGATATTCCGGACTTCGAAGAGATGAAGTTTATCAACGAGCATATCAAGCCGTATGAGGATATTATGATTGGCTTTTCCGTCGCGCTAAAAGAGCGGCATGGGCTTGACGAGGAAATCAGTCTTCTCGAATGCGAGATTTCCGCATATAACGATCTTCGGCAATTCTGTATATCTTGCGGAAGAAAACAGTATTTTGAAGAAGAGTGGGGAAGGCCCCTTCGGAAAATGCCAGGAGGAACTACATATATTACCCCAGCAACTGATCGTCTAAACTATTTAAAGGAAAACTATCAGGAGTTGAAGCAGCGAGAAAGTATAAGAGTTTCTATTCTTCCAACATTAGATGCAGATTTACTCGCTTTTATCTCTAAGGCCCAGCCAGTTTTACAAACCGATATATATAAGGCGTTTGATAATGCCATCAAGGAAGACATTAAAGAGCATCTTTATTTTCTGGATAAAAGCGGGCAGATATCCCGGGTAAAGCACGGAAGCACCTACGTTGTCTCGCTTCATATGTGTTTATAAGGCATTTTATTCCCACTCTCTTAATGCAGCACGTGCGGCCCCCGGCGTTCTTCCTGCTCCCGGCCTATGTCGGCGACGCAGGAAAAGAGCAGCGGCACGCCCTTGATGTAGTCCACGCTGACGCTGTGCACGTCTGTCAGCTTCGCGCCGTCGACCGTCACGTCGACCCGCCCATTGTTTACCCGGATGTTGATGCACTCCATATTTTTTCCTCCTGTCATTTATTATAGAACGATTGTTCTAAAAATCAACATGGTATTATAAACAAACAGACCGCGTTATTTTTGGGAATCAGGAATCCGATGGTGTACAGTTTATGGGACTGATGATTTGATATAATATTTGGTTTGACCGGCCCCATCGTATCTGGAACATACGGTGGGGCCATTTCAGCAGATGCAGGATTCAGGAACTATCTGCTACGTTTTCATTGTACCAGATAATGTTTGTAAGAAAAGGGCGAATCCTGCGTTCTTGTCACATGTTTTGCATTTTTATATGGAAAATGTAAGAAATAAAACTGAAACTTACGAATGGAGGCGTAATCATGTCCGCAATACAGGATCTCGCTCCGTTTATCGGCGCGTATCAGGGGAAGATCAGAAGGGCAAAAGATGCAAGCGGGATGACGTTGGAGGAGCTGTCGAACGAGTCCGGCGTTTCCTTCTCTGCCGTGAGCCGATTATACGCTGGAACACAAGCGGATCCACGGCTTTACAACTCGGCTGCGCTATGCAAAACGCTCGGGTTGTCGCTCGACGAGCTGTTCGGCCTTGAAAATCGCGTCGGAAGCCCGGAAAAGCTGACCAAGCAGATCCATCACGTCGAGCTTGAAAACGCCAAACTGGAGGCAACAGCGGCCGTGCAAAGCGCACAGATAAAGTCTACACATACAATGTGTTACGTCCTCGCCCTGTTTTGTATGCTGCTCTCCTTTTCTCTGATTGCCTGCCTTGTGACGGATGCGCAGAGTCGGAGCGCAGGCCTCATTCGCGATGGAGATTTGTCCGTAGCTGCATGGGTTTGCATTGCCCTGATCGTAGGTTCAGCGCTGGCTTCGGCAATTACTTTCTATGCGATCCGAAAAGAACGTGGAGGGAAACATGGAGTGCATCAGGTGTAAAAAAGAAATCCCAGACGGCGCGCCCTACTGTTGCTGGTGCGGTAAAAAACAGGAAGCGCAGCGCAATCGGACGCGCGGAAACGGGCAGGGAAACGCCTACCAGCGTGGGAAAACGTGGACTGCCCGGTGGACTGAAAAGACGTACCTTGACGAAAACGGCAAACTCCATCAAAAGATGAAGACAAAGGGAGGCTTTACGTCAAAGCGTGCCGCGCTCCAATATGCAGCAAACCCTCCGAAGGAAGAGCAGCGAATCCCCACTCTCAGAGAATACTACAAAACATATCTGCGTGGGGATTATCTATCCTTATCGGCTGATCGTCAGGGAGCGGCGGAAAAGGCTTTCGAGCGCATGAGAGAAATCGCCGACCGTGAGATCGACGCGCTTACCATCGCGCAGATACAGGCTGTCATCGACCGCAACGCCAGCACCTATTACACGCGGAAAGATATGAAAACCGTCCTCTCCCACTGTTATAACCTCGCAATCGCAGAAAAGCAAACAACCGTGAATCTTGCAAAGTACATAAAGCTTCCGGAATTGGAAGAGAAGTCGCCGGAACCGTTTACCGACGCCGACGTAAAAAAGCTATGGGAAGCGTATGCAAAAGACCACTTCATTGGGTTTATTTTAACGATGATTTATACCGGCATGATGCCCGGTGAGCTTCTAAAACTCAAGAAAGATATGATTGACTTTGAAAAGAATGAGATCGTCCGAGGCGGCATAAAGACAAAGAAGCGGAAGGAAACGCCTATGGTCTTCCCGGATTTCGTTGCGCCGGTGCTGCATGAACTATGCGAAGAAAGCAAATCGCGCGTCGGAAATATCTGCTGCATAAACAAAGATAATTTTTACAAGAGATATTATGAGTGTTTGGAGCTTGCCGGAGTGCAAAAGCTACCACCTTACTCATGCCGCCATACAACCGCTACAGCCCTCGCGATGAAAAATATCGACCCGTTTACGATCAAGGAAATCATGCGCCACACAAAGATAACGACTACCCAACGGTATGTACACCCGGACATGAAAGGCATGGTCGATGCCGTAAATCAGTTGCAAAACGACTCGCCAGAGTGAATTATGTATGCTACAAAATATGTTACAAACGTCAATTTCCCCAGTGTTTTCAATGGGTTTTTCTCCCCTGCTAAGGGAGTAGGCGTCTAAAAAGCGCGCGAGAGTTCAAATCTCTCCTTCCGCGCCAAAGTACCGATTTTAGCTGTTTTAAAGCTAAAATCGGTACTTTTTTATGCTTTTCGCCACATTTTCTGCGTATTTTCAAAAAGCGAAAAATCACGTTATGACACGCTCTGTAACATAAAATCATTTCCCGTATGCTACATTGTATGCTACAAATTCAGTGCAATGCGAGGGGACTCCCCTATTTTTTGCTACATGGACTTTATTTTCCGAAGCATGGAATCATAGACTTTTCGGTTCACAAGCGATAATGTGTCCATAAGTTCATCAACGACCGCCCAAGCCTTTGCCGGGTTTTTCCCAGCTACCGCAAGTAAAAACTCACTGTCCCCGTACTCGCCAACGATAGCCGGTTCTGCGGTCACAGGGGCGGGAGCGCCGGAGTAGGAACCCACATGCCTACCGCCATCGCCCCGTTCCTCTTCCTGCATCTTATCGCGTATCACATAAAGATCTGCCAGTTTGGCATAATTGGGATAGCTGGATTCCTCATATTCCAGCCGCGCTATCTCCTTGCGGATCTCGGCTTTATCCAGCATATCGCGCCTCCTTATGCCCGCTCGATCTGCTCCATGCAGCGGCGGATCGCGTCACGGGTTTTATCGTCGTCCGCGTC